TCAATGAAAAGTGTTCTTCGCACAAAAAATGGGCAGAAAAACGCTCTCCTGCGCTTCCTGCCCTTTTAAAGATATTATGATTGAACCTATTGAACTCTCTTCTTGATGCGCTCCTTTATCCAGCAAACCGCAACGAGTGCCAGGAATAGCAATACGCAATCGCCAGCTAATAATCTTATCTTATGCCATGTGCTCGCTGGTTTCTCTACCTCCTTGGTCTTGTATCGGTTCACGTAATACTTGACTTTCAAGGTGTCTGTTACGAAAACGTAGGTATCGCCAACGATGGTGTCCGTCTTGGTCGAGGTCTTCCATCTGGTGGTCGTAAGATTGTGCCATCGCTCCTTGATTACGGTGTCTCCCTTGATGTACACCAGCACGCTGTCCTGCTTGAATACGCTGTCGTGCTGCTGGGTGTCCTGCCAGTGGATCTGTCGCTGGTTCACGCTGTCACGTCTTTCACTGGTGTGTGCGCTGTCGTGATAAACCGTGTTATTTTGCGCTGTTTTGGCGCAGGAACAGCCCAAAATCAAAAGTGGGGTAATTATAAGCATGGCGAGAAATAACGTCACAGAACGCAAATTTCGCCCTTTTCTTGAATTTTCCATACTTTATAAACTTTAGATTGATGTGTTTATTACGCAAGCATCTTAATTTTCAAGGCTTCCTTGGCTCGCTTCAAATACTTCTCGCAGGCTGCCAGTCCATTGTACCCTCCGTTTATCTTCCTTCGGATAGCCTTCAAGTTATCTTGGTCGGCTAGCTGGTTACACCCGAACTTGTCGAATACCCACATAGATGACTTGGTCGCTCCTAGTGGTCGCTCCAGCAACTCGGGGTTATTCTCAACATCGAAGCCGCAGAAGACAGAGTAATTATGATAGTTCGTCCTGCCAGTAATCTGTATCAGACCACGCCCCTTGAACTTCACTCCATCGCCCTGCTTGTTGTTGCCAAGGTCTTTGCGTCCCTCATAGGCTCGACCGCTGGCGAGTTCCTTTGTATATCTGAGCTCACCGCTTTCGTGGGCAATCTGTGCGAGATAGTGCGCCATACGCAAAGGAGTATTGATGTGGAAATGCTCTGCCCATCCGTTTATGATTGGAAGATAGGTGTCTGCCCTGCTGCCTGCATTCGGCATTACCTTTAGAAGTTGCTCTCTAGTTATCCTCATTATCTCCTCCTTTCTTTCGCCCTTCCTTCATTATCTCGACAACCGCCTTCGCAATTTCGTCCTTATTCTCGAGGATCACCTGCATCGTGCGGTCTTGCTTGCGTATCTCAGCCTTCTCGTATGCCTTCTCCCGGATGCTCTTGAACTCGCACAAAAGAAGATACACCGTCCAAGCGATGGAGAACATAGGAAAGGGAGAGATAATACACGTAGCAACGTCCATAAGCGCAGCGATGAGAAATGTAGGAAAATACTTCTTCGCCTTGTCGCACGTTTTCTTCAACCCGGTTGACGTTCTTGCAACATGCAGTTCCTTCGCCTTCTGTATGCCTGCAATCAAGTCAATTGTCATCGCTATCATAATTGTAGCGAAACAGATAAAAATTACTAGGGCGCACAGATAAAGGTGGTGCACCTGAAAATCGTGAAATACTTCGCTCATATCAATTTATTTTTTTGGTTATTCCAATTTCTCCCAGTCGATGGTCACACCCTTCCCGATGATGTCTGCCGTCCACCTGCAGAATGCCATACCCTCGTATCCGTCTGGATCACTGGCTACGGCAATAGCATACTGTACGCAGTCGCTATCGGTCTTGATTACCTTCGGATAGAAGTCCGCATAAGCCATATTAGCCAAATAGAGAATATCCCCGATGGTCGTGCCCTTGGAGATTATCTCGTTGTTTGTCGCCAGCCGGATTTCGTCTACCGTCCACCGGTGGCTCGTTCCGTCTACGTTCTTCATCTGCTCGCTTGCCTTGATTGCTAGCTGCTTCGTGAAGTGGTAGCCGTGCTTGGCAACGTATGCCACGTACCCACTGGCTCCCATGAGTGCCTTTGCTGCCTTCTCGTATGGCAAGCCGTGGATGATGTCGCTCTCTTGGTGCTGGTGTCGCTCTTCCTCGCTATCGCAAGAATGGCGCAAAACGATTATTTTCTTCATTGTGCGCCCTCCTATCCTAGTTTGTCGAGTAACTGTTTAACCATGCCACGAATGCCGCTTATATCGCCCTCAAGTGCCTTGAAACGCTTTTCGGTTTCCTGCTTCTCCTTGATTGCCGGGTTCAAAGCTGCAAGCAGTTCCTCGCCCTTGGCTTTCCGCTCCTTGCTTGGCTCGTATGCCTTGATTATCTCATCGGCTTCATTTACCAATTTCCCGACTTCTGGCAAAAGGTCTGCCTTGTCGGTTGCCAGTACGATTTCGCCTGCAAAGGTTACTCCGAGGTGTTCGGGGATGGTGTAGATGGTCTGCTTTCCCTCTACCTCGATTGTTACGTCTCGCATTGGCTGTCCGCTGCTGGAAATGGTTGCGATGCCAGTGTTGATGTGCGGCTGGTTGTCTACGACCTTGCCTTCCTTAACTTCCACCGTCTGCTTGTCTAGCAGATAGACCGGGTGATTTCTTTGTATATTCTTAAATTCCATAATGCGCTCTTTTTAAATAATTCGATAAATAGACAAAAAGGGGTCTCACTGATAGAACAGCGAGTTGCCCCTTGATAGATTTTGTTAAGACCTACGCTCCAGTTGTGGTCGTGGTGGTCTTCAACGCTGCAATAAGTTCAGCGTTCTGTCTCTGCTGGCTCAACTCCAGGCGTGCATCGTTGTACCGCTGCTGCAAATCCTGCTGCCAGTGATTGTTAAGTACATCGATAACTCGCTGAGTGTTGTCTTGGTTCGAGCGGATGATGTCGCACTTGTCCTGCTGCATCTGATAGCCTAGTGCCGAGAAGCCTCGCTCTATGCTGCGGTTGTTGAAATCGAAGCCTCGCTGCATTGAGTTCTCGATGTCCTTCTGCCCGAGCTGGTTGTCGTAGCCCATCTTGATGATGTTCTGCTGGGTCTGGCAGCAGCAGTCCTTCAGTGCCATGGTCATCTGCAAGTTACCCTGCGAGATGGCATTGATTACTCGCTCTGCCGAATAACCAACTTGTCCGCTTATCTGCTGGATGCCTGCCTGAATGCCGCAAACAGAAGACTGCAATGCGTTGAAGTCGCAGTTCAAGTTAGCCGCAAGCGTCTTCAAGTCCTGGTTGTTGCCCTGGATTGCGCCCATCAACAAGTCGCTGTTGTGGTTGTCGCTCATCTGAGTGCGAAGGCTGTCAATCTGAGACTGGATTTCGGAACGCTGAACGTTGCCGTTCTGTCCGTTCCAGCCATCGCCATACATGAATCGGAACATTCCCAACATCATCATGTAGGCAAATGGGTTGTTCCAACCTCCACCCATACCACCGTTCATTGCTGCCAGCATAGTCGCTGGATCATTGTCTCTACCTCTAGCGAGCAACGCTGCTGCTAGGTTGTCATTGCCACCGTCCCCAGTGCAATAAACTTTCTCGATAGTGTCTGCCATAAAATTTTGAGTTAATTACGTTACGGAAGCCAAATATTGGAATCCGCTGCAAAGTTACTCTGATTTTTGGCTCGCTCCAAAAAGTTAGTGCAGGGGTATTTATCGAATTATTTTCAAAGAACGCTTTTGGTTATTTTCTTTTTGTTTTCTGCTGGATGATTAAACACAAATCGGCTCTACGTCCTTGTTTAGCAAGGTCGCTTGTGCCGTGGCAAGTCGATAAACTCGAGACGTACTGATATAAGTGTAAGCCATCTTGCACAGATGTCTCACTGCTGGAACAGTGCGGTTTAATACGGTCGCAATGATCGTTATACTGAATCCTGCGTGTATCATCTGCTCAACGACCATACATCGTGTCATTACGAGGTTTTCTGCTCTCGACTTGCCGAGAACGTCTTCTCTCGTAATGCTCAAATCTCCGTTCGGCAGTTCGATGGCGCAACACTTGATTACGTTGTCTATAACTCGCCATAGTTCTTTCTCCTTGTCATTCATAATAAAATGTTTTAATCGTTGCCCAACATCGAATCAATCATTCCGTCAATGGCTTCATCGGTCATGCCATTCTTAATAGAAGGATCTGCGCCAATTGACTTCATCATCATAGTTACCCAGGGGTTGTTACTCTCCAGCGTGGATTGTATCTGCTCCTTGTATGCTTCGTGAAGTTCGCCCGATTCCTTAAAATCCAAAAGAACCGTGCGCAAGGCTTTTACAGCGTAGTTATCCATCAGCAGGGGATTGTCCCTTGCCGATGATAATTTAGTAAGAAGCACAGCCAGTGCTTCATGTAATTGTTTCTTATTCTTCTTCATATTGTCTTACTTTTAAATTTCTAAAGTCAGCGACTTAGAGTTCAAGTTTACCACCACAAGCATATCTTCTTGAGGTTTTAGTAACTCCTGCTTTAGGAGTTACTGGTTTTGCTCTACCAGTACTCTTTCTCATAATAGTGTATTTTAAAATTATTTTAGTTTTACTTGTTTTGAACAAACTCTGCAACAACAAGTTTAGTATCATCTATCTTGATTAAGCGTGCATAGGTATCGTATGCCGTTTGCAAATATTCAATTTTATTAAGCATTGGACCGTGTGATGATACTTCCATTTTATACATATAGTTATTATTATTGGTATAGCAAAAAGTGTTACCTCCTTGTGCTCCCGCGAAGACTATCTCCAGGATGCCTCCTTTCGATGCCTTTTGAAACCAATCGCATACGTTGATACTACTCGACAAATCCATATTAACAATCTGATGGTTTGCGACAAATGGAATACTTATTTTTCCTGTGTTGTCTAGTTTAGTTCTATAATCAGAAACATTAACAATAGTTGTACCAAAATTTGCTTTTATTTTCGTCCAAAGATACAGTAGTCCACTTTTATCTAAGAAATTCATATAAACCCCCTTTCTAATTTAATGCATCAATTACCGATATTGGGATTGCACTGTCTGCTGTTGCGCCAGTGGCGATGCCGTTCAACTTGGTTTTGAGTGCTGCCGTGAAGTCTTCGGTCGAAAGCCCCTTCCCGCTTACCACGTCAACCTTTTTTGCCAGTGCCTTGTTTACGTCTGCCGTCTTAGCATAAGGCGACAAGTCATATGTGGTGTTTGTGTCAGTCCATGGAACATTAACATAAGCCTTGCCATTGCTATCAAGCGCAACTGGGTAGTTCTTACCACTCTGCGGATAACCAAGGGTAATGCCACCCTTTATGGTTGAACTTGCGGTTGGCAAAGAGTAATTATTGGCATTGTTTGCTATTCCATCAAGCTTTTTTCTATCTCCTGAAGTCATAACACCAGCTACATTCACTGAAGCCTTTTCTAGGGTAAAAAAACCTAGTGTCTGACCATTTATATCCTTATATTCAAAATCAACAGAATTTGCACTTTCGTCAATGTCTATACTATTTATTGCCTCACTCTTCTTAGCATAATCCTTAAGGTCTACTGTAGCACGGAAGTCTCCGAGTTTCTCCCATTTTGAAGCATCATAAGTTGCACTGGTATTACCAGTATAAATATATTCCTCATATTGATTCTGTGTAACACCACCAGTATCTTTAATAAGATAAATATGCTTCTTAATATTAGTTGTAGGAAGAGCAGTTACCACTTCTGCAACTGTAGTATCAAGATTACCTAATTGACTTAATGGAACATTGCCCTTTGAATCAAGTCCTGCGATGCCGTTGGCTGCATTCAAAGTTCTCACACTTCCGTTTGCCATCAACACTTGGGTTGCAGTGCCACCAGTCTTCACGATACTTATAGCCTCCATTCCATTTTCATCAACATTGAAAATGTCTATAGTTTCGTTTTCACTACCAATTGTTGTTATACCTAGGTGTTCTCCGTTAATCACATAATGCAAACCGATTTCAGGATTAATTTCACCACCTCTTTTGCTAAAAAAACGAGAATTAGCCCAGTCCTTAATCTTCTTCCAAAAGGAAGCAAGTCCAATTGCGTCTAAAAATTGCATAATCTATTGTTTTAAATTGTTATTTACTAGTAATATCTGTTATCTGTTCCTCCGTGATTGCTGGAGGGAAGTCCTTCGTCACGATGTCGGTCACTTTGTTTGCGATATCCTTGTAGATATCCGTGCCGAGTTTTTTTGCTGTCACGCTGCCGTCTCTGATGTTTCCAGTTGATATACAGTCCTCGGTCAGATGGTCGTGTTTGACCGCTCCCGGTTGTATTTTATCTGAGGTCACACAATTGGATGCTAGGTGTCTGTTCTTTACAGAACCATCGGCAAGCTTCGCTGCCGTTATCGCCCCATCCGCAATTTGCGCTTCCGTTATTGTTATCTTGGCGAGTTCACTCTTGATAATCCTAACGACCGCATCGTTCTCCAGTTTATCGTCCATCATGGCAAGCATCCTGCTTAACTCGACAACGATGTCGTAAATTTCCGTGCCGACACGCACCGCTGTGTTTTCTCCAACCTGCGTTGCATCTCGTATCAGCTCAGCCATACGGAGCATTTTTTGAATATCCTCGTTCATGTCTTATGTGCTTTTAGTTGCCTATTGCGTGAATGTGTGCCCTTGTTCCTCGCTGTGCCTTCACTTCCCCTTTCGGGGTGAATGTCTTGAGATATTCGAGAGCATCTGATAAATATCTTTCTGCCATATCCATGATGTCGTTGTACTGCTTGTTGCTCGAAACGTCTTGAACATGGTCTGAATAATCATCTCTGTGGCGCATTCCACCTGCTCGGCTTATAATTGTGCCATCTGCGCGAAAAAGCCTCGCATACGTGAAATAAGCGAGTGCCTTGCGTATTCCACTGGTGTACTTCTGCACCTTGGTTTCGTCTTGGCTGCAATCACCCTCCTTCTTGGTGGAGTATTCGCCACCGTCCAGGAATACCGCAGGCTGGAAATCGGGCAAGACTGAATCGCCCCACTCTCCCTGCTCGGTCGCTGCCTTGAACCGCTCATACCCGATGGCTGGTATGATGTTCGCATCTTCGCATTCCCGAATGTATGCGTTCACATCATCCTCATCTAGGTGTGTGCTGGTCGGTCGTGCCAGTTTTCGGAACTGATCAACCGTGATAAGTTGTTTTCTTTCTCCCATAGGCTCAATCAATTAGTCTATCGTGTTGTTCCCTTCAACCTCGCTGCTGATATACTTTAGCGGCTGTAGCTTGGGGTCTAGGTTCTGAATGGCTGGGTCGTGCCAATTCTTGAAAATCTTCTTGAAGGCTCGCTCGATGAAACGCTGCTCGGTTGTCACTTCGCCTGCATAGTATTCGTAAGCGTCCTTCATAACTTGTCCGCTGAATCCCAGCTTGCCAATGCGGATGGAGTAGAAGAGTTCTTGGTGAAACTGGGCATAGATGCGTTCGATAACGCTGCTGTCGGTCACGGAAAACTCCTTGTCGAAGTTCTTCGTTGGGAAAGCAACAACCTTCGGCTCGTCTTCCTCGTTCTCAACCTCAACCGCAAGAATCTTCGCTGTGTTCTCGTCCCCTTGGAACTGCAAAAGGTCTTCATCGGAAATCATCTGTCCGCTCTCCACCTCTTCGCCTTCCTCGTTGAACTTAGGCACTCCCTTCTTGGTTACGAGCATGCAGGAGACGAGGAAGTTGTTGCGGACGTTTCGCATCTTCACGTTTCCCAGTCCCTCATCGGTCGAAATCTCCGTGATGGCTGAATCGTAGCTGGCTGTAGGATAAATAAACTGTCCGTCTAGGCTCTGCCACAGAACCTGCCCCTTGTAGCTGTCGATGCCTCCTGCGTTTTCAATCTGTTCAAAAACAATGTCGGGGTCGGGATTGAAGACGTTGATGCGCTCAATAGTCTTCTCGTTCACCATCAACCGCTTTCCGTTCCTCGTTTTCTTCTGCTCCCAGTCAGGATGCAGCAAGACGTGCGCCACGTTCCCCTTGTCGTCCGTCTCTTCCAGTCGGCAATTCTCAAAGGGTACGTGGCTCACGCTCGACACCTGCCCTAGAACGTTGTAGTTTACATGAAGGGCAAAGCCTCCAAAGCGTGCGAGGTCTTGCACAACGTTCCTGAGCAAATCGTCTGCCGTGTCCCCTTGCTGGTTCATCGCCAACGCTGCTAGAATGTCGCTATCGAAGCCGTAGCCCTCAATGAATCGGGCATATCGGTTAAGGCACAGCATTGCCGTACCGCTGGCTTCCGTGATGCGTGCGAGGTTCTGCGGATATAGATTGTCATATCCGTATGCCTGCATCTTGAATCGGCTGACGTAGCCAATATCAACCCTTCGCTTTGGCTTTTTAACTGTTTTAACGTTCATACTGTTTGTGTCGTTTTACTTGTTGTTTTGTTACTCTTCCTTGCCTGCTTTTTCGGCTTGGTCGAGGTCTTTCTTCTTGTCGCTGCCTGCTGCTTTTTCGGCAGGATCTTTCCCTGCTGTATCATCTGCACCGCTGTCGCTGCCTGCTGGCGGCTGCTTGTTCTCGATGAGTTCCTCGCTGGGTATCTTCTGAAAGTAACTCTCCATGTGTGGGTACTTCGTCAGATATTCGTGCGCTACCTTGTCGGTCAGGTTCTCATTCGTGAAAATCTTCCCTCTATAGAAATCCGGGCAGGAAATGATGAAGCCTGCCTTCATTGCGTAATTACATGTTTTTGGCATTGTCTTTTCTTTTTTGAGTTTTAGATAAATTTCGATTAAAGCATCGTGGTAACACTGCTGGCAGGTTGTCGGAACAAACCGCTTCCGTGTTACCTCGAAATATAGAGTTTCTATAACTGCCTTGTCGGTTGCATCAAAGGGACTGTCGAAACGTGCCTTCAACTCCCCGACCTTGGCTGTTGCTTCCTTGTATGTCATAGGCTACGCTGCTGCTTCCGTCAGAAGGCTCTTATACTTGGCTGCTGTGGTCTCGCTGTCTGTGTCGAAGAAGAAATAAGCTGCCTTCGGTACGCTCTCCTCTTCAAGCGTGATAAGCCAGCCGCCCTCGGTGTCGTCTGAGTACTTGTCGTTTTCGCCTGCGCTTGCCTTCAGTGCCTGCGCATATCCGAATACCTGGTACTCTGCCTTTCCGTCCGCTCCCTTTGAAAGGTTACGGAGAATGATAACGAACTTTCCGTTCGCCAAGCCGTCAATGATATTGGCGCAAACGTCAGGTGTGTTTGCCAATACCACGACTGCCACGGTGTTCTTCCAGCTGTTGCGGTACGTACCAACGGTAAGTTCTGTCTTGGTTCCAGTGAATGGCTTGCTGCCCTCCTGCCGGATGGCGTATGCTTTCTTGCCAGTCTTCAAAACTAATGTTTTAATTATATTGCCCGCTACAACGGACTTGGTGAAGTCGATGTCGTCTCGGTTGATGATAAGTCCATCGCCCTCCAGTCCCTTTGTTACTTGGTCTTCGCAAGGGATGATGATGTCCTGGGCGATAAGGCTCTCGCAAGTTGTTGCCATATTAATTCGTTTTTAATTGTTATATCCCCAACACCGTTTTGTGGGTGTTGAGGACTGTCAAAAATAACTTAATACTAAACTGAAAATTAGGAGAGATTAGTAAGCTGCATGGATCATGCCCTCTTCGAGGAGAGCCGTGCCAATCTTACCGGTAGCATAGAGATAGTTCCTGCGCTCCTTCTGGTCGAACCAGATGTCGAGGTCGCTAATGAGTGCATCGGCATCAGTACCAATCATAAGGTGCTTAGGGTTGCAGAATACCGCACGGTGTGGAAGGTTGACTGTCGTCTCGCCCTTCTCGTATGCCTTAATCATTCTATCCCAGATGCCGACACGTGCAATCTTCACTCCGTTGTAGGTCGCAACCTCGAAGCCATCGAACAACTTCTCCCATGGCATAATGTCGTGGTAGGTCTTCTTGAGGTCGTAGGTCAATGCGTCAGCAAGCGAGCGTGTCATGAGCAACACGGCATCGCTGTCGTCAACGATACGTGTGTCTGTATCCATAAGGATGGTGTCTACAAGTGTAGTAGCCGCACCATTCTTGCGCAATGCAGAAATCTGCAATGCTGCCGTGGTCTCGCTGTTGGCTGCGATAGCGGTATGGTTCTTGGTCGCTGTGGCTGTAAAGATGCGTTTGAACAGACCATCGCAGACGTTGAAATTACTGACATCTAAGCCTTCTGTCAGCTTGCCGCCACCTGCACCTGCCAATGCTGCCGCCTTGTCACCAAACCAACCGAAACGCCAAATCATCTGCTCCATGGCTCGCAGGAGTGCATCGGAATAGATTGTCATAAAGTCGGTGCTGGTGAGGTCGCCAATGGCTGTACCAGTCTTCAATGAATACTCAGCGATGGTTCCCTTCAATGCCTCGTAGCAAATCTTGATAGGAATCTCCCACTGTCCGAGTTCCCAACGCTTCTGAGAGTTAGCGATGCCCTTCTCTTCGTAGGTAGGGTCGCAACCGCCACCCTTCTTACCGACCATTTCCATCTCTCCGAGAAGAGCGATAGGGTCTTTCTCTTTGACCTTCTGAATGTTCACGAATGAAGAGAAATCTTCATCGTTGTAGAAGGTTTCCTGCACGGCATCCTTGATGCTTGCGAGGTTTTCCGGCTCGAGTTTAAGGTTCTCAAGCTGCTGTTTTGTAAATCCTGCCATTATTTTCTTCTGATTTAATTAATACTTGGTTACTTCTTGCCCTTTTTGTGGAGCTTGGCAAGTCTCTCCTTGATGGCGTTCTTGCCTTCCTCGACAGCGTTCACGTTGTCGCCTGCGCCCTTGCCGCTTGGCTGTCTCTGCGCTGGCTGGTAGTGGCTGCTGTAGCCTGCCAGCACCTTCTCTGCACCTCCTGCCATCTTCACCGCATTCAGGATGCGCATGTCTTCCTTGCTCTTTGCAAGTTTCTGCGCGCTTGCCAGCTGTGCCTTGGTGTCGTTCAACTGCTGTTTGAGTGCTGCTACCTGCTGCTGCAACTTGGCTACGGTGTCGTTGTCGGTGCTTGATGCGCTGCCGCCCTCACCGCCTTCACCGCCCTCATTGTCGGTGTTGTCTGCGGTCTGAATGTCGGTAATTACACCGTCCTCGACAACGATTGTCTTGCCATCGGGCATTTCAAACGTTCCGTCCGGACTTGCCTTGTCGCCAACTTGTGGATCTCCCTCTTCACGCTCTACGGTCAGTGTCTGTCCGTCTGCTGTGTTGAGTTCCATCGCCTTTGGCTCTGCCTTGGCTTGTGGCTCTGCCACCGCCTGCTCTGCTTCCTCCAGTGTCTTCACGCCCAACTTAGCGAGAATCTTGTCGAGGAGAGAAGCCTTTACTTCTGTTTTCTTCTCCATTGCTTTTGGATTTTGTTGTTTTGAATTAATAAAATTTTCAATATTGCGTGTTGATGCGCTTGCGCTGAGTGGTACAATGGTGCTGCTGATAAGACCTAGGCGCAAAGCCTCGCTGGTGTTGATGAAGATGTCCTTATCCATCAAAGCTTGAATCTCTTCCCGGTCGCACTCGCACCGCTCTACGTATGCGTCCACCATCTTATCCTGCCACATCTGCATTTCCTCGCCCAGGTTCTTCAAGTCCTTTGCGTTCAGCTGGTCGCCCAACCCCCAGCCAGGAACCCACGGATTGTGCAGGAGGAAGGCTGCGTTCTCGTATGCCTTGCGGTTCTCCTTTGGTGCTGCGAGCATGATGATTGTTGCCATGGATGCTGCCTTGCCCTCAACGGTGCAGGAAATCTTCTTTCCGCTCTGTCGCAGTCTGTCGTATATCGCCCAACCTTCGACTACAGAGCCGCCATTGCAGAAGATGCGCATATCAATTGTATCATCGTCTTTCGGTATGCTTGCTGCAAAAGCATCTATATCCTGAAAGCAGACACAATCGCCACCCCACCATTGATACCAAAACTTGTTATCTTGGCTGTCGATATCGTTGTATATTCTGAGTTTTGCCATTGAATCGTGATTTTTAAGTTTTAAAACGCTGCAAAGATACGACATTTTTCAATATGTTTATCTCGTAAGCAGTTAATTTTTCTAAACAAGCCGAAATTTTGCGTTCTAAGCGGTTTTTATTGCCTTTGGTGTGTAACTTTACCACCTTCAAGCGAAAACCGCTCAGAACGCAAATCTTGAAGAAATAACTATCCTTTAAATCCTGCCAATATTCTCTATCGTCTGTACTCTACGCTGGGTGCGGTTTATCTCTTCCACGCTCACTACTGGCTGTGGAGCCATCTGATACCCTCTAGCTACAGCTGCCGCCAGCATATCCATGCCGATGTTGCTGCCTCCGTTGTTTACTACGATAGGAACGCCACCTCCTAGCTGGTTGAATGCGGATAATATCGGACTGAACATTGAAGTCGCCTTGGCTGTCATTACGCTCTCGCCATTTGAGAGCCTTGCCGGGATGCTGTCGCTGGTTCCAGTGCCCGAGCCTTGGACGTAGCCACCAGCGGAGAAGCCTTTTATTGCTGCCTTGGCTGCTGCAAACGCTGCCTTGATTAAAGCAAGTTTGGCTGCTGCACTTGCAACTCCTGCCCATCCTCCATGAAGAATACTATCTGCAAGAATAGCTGCATAAGTCGCAGTTATCTGCTTCTCTATCGCATCTAGATAGGTTGTCAGCATGGTTTTGAGGAAATTATGGAAAGTAAGATCCTGGCTCTCGAAAAACGAAGATAGACCATCACCAATTGCCCCGATATAATCGGCTATCATTTGGTTCTGTTCTTGAAGTTTCTGTTGCTTGTTCTTGTTTTCGTCAGCTTGCAACTGCAAAGTCGTATCGTGTAGTTCCTGCTGTAGCTGCTTCTGTGCTTCAACATTCTCTTGGGTCATTGCCAGCTTCTGCTCTAGGAAAGCCTTGTATCTCTCCAGCTTGGCTGTATCGTCTTCCTCTCCAGTGCCACCGTTCATGATGTCCGCATCCTTGCGTGCCTTTTCCGCGTCCTCGAACTCCTTGTTGAGTTCGTCCAAAATCTCCTTTGCTTGATTCTTCAAGTCCGCTTTCGCCTTTATCATGATGTCGAGCAGTTTTGCCTGCATTTCCTGCGCCTTTTCCGCTCCGATTTGCCCTGCCGCTACGTATGCGTCAATGCTCCTTGCAACCATGTCCTTTTCAAGTTGTTCAAGTTCGTTGCTATAGTCTCGCTCGTTGTCGTACATGCCTGCGAGGTATCGCTTCTTTGCGTCCATGACTTGCTCGTTGTACTTATACTGGATAAGCGCAATCGCTTCCTGCAATTCCTTTTCCTTCTTCTTCCTTCGCTCTGCTTCTGCCTTTGCCGCCTTGTCGGCTGCTGCCTTCTCCTTCTTGGTCTTAGGGGTAGTGCTGGCGATATTAGTGCCGTCCTTGAGCTTTGTATTGTCGGTTGTGGCGGTCGCCATGGATGGTGCATCTGCGCTGACTGGTATCTTGATGTTAGCATGGTTAAAAGTATTCTTCATGCCACCCACGATAGCATCAGCCATTCCGCTGCCGAATTTCTTCAAGTCTCCCCAAGCCTCCTTCACAGTATTGCCAAGACCCGAAAAGATGGAGTTAAAGCCGTCTCGCATCTTATTCACGTCAAAGGAGAAAAAGCCCTCAAACATCTGCAACAGTCCCCTCACTGGTCTTGCAACAAGCTTAATGGCATCTATGATGATGTTGAAGGCAAACAAGGCAACCTGCCCGACAGACTTAAACGAAAAGCCTAACAACTGAATCAATCCCCTAAATGCCACGCTTTGGTTATAAAGGTTGATGATTGCCCTCAATAGTTTCGTTAGATGGTTGCTCACGAATGTTGCCGCCTGAGCCTTCATCATTTCGAAGCCGCCACCAGTAACGTCAAAGAGTGCACTTGCGGTATCCTTCAAACGCTTGTTGGCTTCCACCTGCTTTTCCTGAGCCTTGGCAACATCACTGGATTGTTCCTTGACCTTATCCATGTTCATCTCAATGTCTCCGAGGGTCTCGATGTACTTTAGACCTGCATCCTCGCCAGGACCTCCAAATATATCTGCGATGGCTTTTCCTACCTTGGCTGATGAAGCAGGGTACTCCTTCAGCTTGTTTCCGACCTCCTGCATGATGTCAAATGTGGTCTTGCTACCGTTTTGCAGTTCTTTCTGAACTTTCTCGCTTGATATACCTATGCCATCCAATGCGGCTGCTGTTGCGGTAGTCATCTCTCGAAGTCTAAGATTACCCTCCTTGATGGTGTCAAGACCCTTGTCGGAGAATATTCCCTGCTTGGTGGCGTTGGTTGAAATTGCCACGAATTGCTCCGCATTCAATCCAGCCTCCTTCAGGTACGTTGGGTATTCCTTCACGTTCTCTAGGAACTCATCACTAGCATTCGCACCAGCCACAAAGCCATCTTGCAAGAGCTTTAGCGATTCTGATACACTGATGCCAAACTGCTTGCTCATTACATTTGCGGATTGCAAGGTTTCGCCAAAATCCACGTCAAACGTCTCGCTGATTGCCAAGGCTTGATTTCTCACTGATTTCATTTCGTCACCGAAAAGCCCAGTGAACTGCATGGTCTTGCGTGTGGCTTCCTCTATGCCCTTGTTGTAGTCATAGAACCATTTGAAAGCAATTCCGACACCAGCCACACCTGCCATGGCGAGGAAATAAGGGTTGGTCAATAAGGAAAGAGCCGTATTTTTCAACGCGCCAAACTTCACCCTTAGGTCTTCCACAGACTTTCCCATTTCCATAACCTTTCCGATTCCAGTATCATCAACAACATCAAAACCGAAAAACTCGGTATTCTGTAGGTCGTCAGCCGCCTTCATCATTGAATCGTAATAGCTGCCGACACTGCGCTGAAATCTTCCTGTAGCCTCCTCAGCATCTTTCAGTTCCTCTATCAAGTCTTGGATATGCTCCTGCATCTCCTGCCCCTTGGAACTCTCACGCTCGGCACGGCTCATCTCATCGTAAGCCTTGGTGGCGTTGGATAGCTGGGCACGCAACTGCTTTAAGCTGCCTTCCTGCTCGTTTTCGGTGCGCACGTTGTTCTGTATCTCCTTTTGCAGCGTGCGAACGTTGTAACGGTATTCCTTGATGGTTGCGTTGATGGCTTCCGTCTGCACCTTCATTTCGTTGGTCGTGATGGTCTTGTCTTTTTCCTGCTGCTGCAAGTCCTTGATGGATTGCTTTAGCTGGTCTATCTTTTCCTTGTATCTGATGATGCCATAGATTGCATCCTCGTACTTGACCTTGATGTCAAGAATCTGCTGTTTGTCTTCACTTACCATAGTTCGTTCTTTTTAGTTGTTCAACTCTATCATTGTAACCTCGCAATATCCGCTGTTTGTTGTCTTGATTTCGATAACTGCGAAATATGCGCCATACTGTGCAAGGTACACTGGCTTCGTTTCATCAAAGTCCAGAATATCCAAGTCCGAAAGATTGAGCCGCTCTGTGATTACGTGCGCCCTGGCGATGCTTGCTGCAAGCTGCTTGTACTTCGTATCGAATATGTTCTGAAGGTCAATACCGAATCGCAGTGCCGCTTGCTCCTTATCATCCCTAAGCGTCATTATTCGCTCCTTGCATCCCTTATACTCTCCACCATTCTTCATGCCGAAAGAATCCAGTGTTCTTATCGGTATGCGGTTGTCATCGCTGGCTGCAAAAGGTAGCGTCCACGTGTCCTGCTCATAGTCCAAAGTCTGGTTGCTGATTGCGAGGTCTGCATCATAGTCCCCGGTTGTCTCTTCGTCTTCCTTCCACTTGTAGCGGTTGTGTTGCATGAAGTCTGAAACGGAATACTCGCTTTTTCGTGGTGCACCTTGGCGGTCATACGGAATGAGTTTTCCGCTCCAGTCGTAGGCGTTCGCCTTGTTTGCCCAAACTCTGGTAAACATGATAAACTGCACTTGCGTGCTGTTGGTCAGTTGCCTAGGGAACGAGCCAGTTATCAAAGCCAGAAACTTAATGAAGTTTGTTACCTCGATTTCAGGCAGGTTTATGCCGATAGGGAAACTTCCACCAATCGGAACGCTGTCCCCACTCTTGACGCTTGCCGTGATTTTGCCGCCATAAACGGAAGGCAGGTTAACTGTGTTCACTCCGTGCATGATAGTCTCAAACGTTAGTACATCGTCCTTCTTTAGCGATATTGTGTTCGTTCCTGCCGAAAGTAAATAAAGATAGCCATCGATAGCATAGCTACGTAGTACGACCGGGTACTTAACCTGCCCATCCTCGTATTTCAAATCTCCGAACTCGTATTCCTGCGTGGATGCCTCACCTCCAGTAGTGCTTGGTGTTGTCACGGTCATTTTCACGCCCATAGGCAACTGAATCTCCGCTGCGTCTTCAAACTGATGTCTGACGTAGTATTGCACTTGCACATCAAAGGTCAGTTCGCAATCCTTCGTTATCGTCAGTTTCTGTACATCGCTGCCAGTGCTTGGTGTGACTGATGTCAATGAGTTGTTGACGGAAAAGGAAAGCGCTCCCAGTCCGTCACGGCTCTTAACGTCTGCGGTCAGATTACCGATGATTGTCTTGTCGTCTGCCTTGTTGTTGATTATAGGCACAACGAGGTTGTTCAACATCTTCTTTGCTTCATCATCCTGCCAAACGAAAGATACGCCCGACTTCCTCGCTATCCTTGACAATAGCCAGTTTACGGTCACACATGGCTGCAAGAATTTTGGGGACGTTTTATATTCATCCACCGCCACATCATCGCCTACGAAATCCTCCTTATTATCGCCATCTATCATTTCGTGCATAGGTGTCAGCCCGGTAACTGATAGCGACAGAGTGCTGTAATATTCGGCAGGTGCATTCACTACGAGGTATGCAGCTCTAGCCTCTCCTCTGATGGTGTATACTTCCAGCGTCTCATCTTCTCCGCTCACGGATATAACCCGCATGTACTTATCCAGTACTGCATAGCTTCTGTAATCGCCCTTTCCTTGCGCTTGCACATTTGCCGTTGATGATGGCAAGAAGGGGATGAGAGCACAAATCGTGTCCGATGCGTTCTCTATATTTCCACTGATGTACTTTCCGACCTCTGCGCCAGTTCTGATGCGTCCACGGCTAGCCGAGTATTGTGTCGTTGTATACTTATTCCTCTGCACCAGATTAATACCAAAGTTATCTTTGCTTTCAATTCGGTATGGGTTGTAATAAGCAAAGAATATTCCCTTGTTCACGGCTTCCTCCCTTGTGTTTGGTTTGTTGTACTTTTCAAAAAGCACTCTGTCTGTCACTCCCAGTTCGTTCAGTTTCATTCCGCTCTCAAGTAGCTTCGTGAACGCTGACATTATACCCCAGTAAATTGAAACCTCAATGTTTTCCTCGATGCTCAGCACGTTCAATCGTCCGTCCTTGATAATTTGCACACCTCCACGGAAATAACTGCACTGGTGGAAAATAAAAGGGTATCTGCTGCCGCTCTTCGGTCTGTCCGCTTGCTGCAAAACTGAAAGGTTGTGCACCGTCCGTGGTAGCTGGATGGTGTACGTGTAGTTCGAGGTCATTTTCGTGACGTCACGAAAAAGGTTGCTCTTAATGTCGAGCACCACATCGGTGCTCTCCGGCAAATCCATCAAAACACCGTCTATATAAAGTTGCTGGTCTGTCATAATCTCTGAACGTTAATGTTATTTATTATCATTTCGCACACGAAATCCTGCAAGCAAGCTGTGCTCTTCGTGTAGCTTCCTGCCTTGATTGTTACGCTCGTCCACTGGTCTTCCTCGTGCATCCAGTCTCCCCCGAGGTACATGTCAACGACTGGGCTGCTGGCTAGGTCTTGCAGCATATCGAACGTATCACTGTCAACCAACGGGGCACAAAGTTTGATTGAATCCGTGCGCTCGTATCCCTGCCTTCTTCCGCTGTCGCCAACGTAGCCGTATATGTCGCTGTATCCACACAGATTGTTGCGTATGAAACTCAGGTCGCTGGCTATTTCTCTCGTTTCCTCCCCAGACGCAAATAGCCAATAGCGAATGAATCCGTGTCGGTCAATCCAACGCAGATAGATGCCGCTCTCAGTATCGTCTCTGTCAATGCGCAGCAATAGTGACTGCTTGCCACCGGCAGAAAGACAGAAAGTAAGGTCGAAAGTATTGTCAAACGTTCCCTGCTGAATCTCTCCATCGTAGTCGTAGATGTTCCAGTACCTGGCACCGCGCGGTAAGATGATTGCATTGAAGTCTATCATGTCTGTGGTCGGAATCTCCAGCAGTTTGTTGGGTGCTCCCTCGTAACCGATTAGCAGTTTGATGTTCGCCTTACTTAAATACATACCAAAAGAGAACGGATAGTTGGTGAACCACGTAAGGCGTTTGTAACCGTTCCATGTCTCCCCGAACCTTGGCGCACCCCATACCACGTTCGTAGTGAATTCGATGCTCGTAAGCTGTCCGTCTCTGTCATCGTATGCGTTAACCTCAACACTTATGTGCCGGGATAAGATGCTGGCATCATAGTTCAACGTCCAGTCCACGCCTGCATTGATGCTTCCATCGAAAAAGGCTTGTACGTATGCCCTGGAGTCTGTAATGCACTTTCCGTTGAACGCCTCCACATTGTAGGCTCGTTCTGAGTTACCCCATCTTATTATTACCTCAATCCACGATAGGTTGCTTCCACTCGCTTTTATGATGCAAGGCAAGAAGGCGAAGCACACTTCATCTGGATAGGAAAAAGAATATCCGTTGTTCGTTGTCTGTCTCATACCGTCTCATTGTTTAGTTTGATACTTCCCACCGACTGGTGGATTAAGAAAATAAGCCTCTGCCCGAGCCGTTTCATCGTGTCTGGCACAACGTTGCTGTATACGTCAGCCCTGCCGCCCGTACGGTGCAGTTTAGAACCCTTGTTGGCGATGGTGTGGGCGATGGCTCCTGCCATGCTCATGTCGCCACGCTCTTGTGGTGTATACTTGTGCTGCCGCTTGGTTTTGTAGGGGATAGGTCTGCCATGCAGTCCCTTGTCCTTCATCCACTGCCGGATGATGCCACGGAAGCCGTATGGTATCTTTCCTGCCATTCGTCCAGTTTCGAGAACCCCGAATGGCTTGTGTCCCCAGAGGATGGTTTCTTCCTCGCTGGGCTGCTCCACCTTTATGTTCGCAATGGTGCGCCCCGATGCGTTCTGTCCGTTGATACGTATGTGGTTGATGATAAGCTGCCGTGCTCTCTCAACCTCCTCACGCATGATGAGCGATGCCGCCTTGGGGTCGAATTGAATACCTCCCTTGCTCATACCGCACACCCTCCTATGCTCTGTGTCAGTTGCAGGGAGTACATTACTCCCGACACGATCGTGCTCAAACGCTCGATGATGGTCTCGTAGTACTGCTGCCCTTCCAATGGTTCGAACTGGTGCGACTGGTTGATGGCTCGTATCATCCTTGCCCCTGCCACCTTCATTCGGTCGATGCACTCTCCGTTGTCTTCTCCTTCCGCTCCCCTCGGTACGGTGTCGAGATACGCCAGGGCTACGTTCACGGTGTCGTATACCCTGCCGTTGCGTATCTCTGTCGTACCGCTGGCTGGGATGATACAGACGATTGCAGGATAGTTCAGTTTCTCCAGCTTGGTGTCCGCTGTGTCCCAGTCCTCAAATAGGTAGGTGTAGTCTGGTAGCGTGTCTGCTGCCAACTGCTTTAATGTTTCCCTTATTGTTGCCATAATTATCTAGATTTACGTTTCATTTCCTCTGCCTGCAACTTCTGCAGGTTTCGCTCGTACACGCTTCTCTTGTTGTCCATTTCCATGCACTTGTAGATGCGAAGCCATGGCGTTTTCAGAACTTGGTCGTGGTCGCTGATGCCCATCCTTACCGCATACCAGTCGAGCATGCCGAACAGTCCGAACCGCAGGGTATCGATGCCTGCCTCCTTCTCCAGTCTCGTTGGCTTCGCTGTGTCTGTGCTCTCGAAGAGCTTGTTGATGCGCTCGACCTCTGCTGTTACCCAGCCTATGAGCATAACGACATCAACCGCCCTAGCCTGCTCCACTTCCTTGTGGCTCAGACCGAGGACGGTTGTCACTATCTGATACAGACTTTCCTCGCTGTCTGATAGCTGGGAAAGGTCAATCAGCTGTCCGATTGATAGCTGGTTGAGATTGTCGGGCACTTGTTTCCCTCCGACAAATGCAGGTCGTGGCTGCTTGCCGATTTTGTAACTGGTGTGTCTAGCAACTGCCAGCCAGTACTTGAATGTCGTGTTATTATCCATACGCTTTATATTTTTTGTCGTTATCTTTGCCTCAATACGTGCGCCCTAGCCGTTCCATGGCTCGCTACGGATAACTTCTTCAAGGCTACGTATCGTATTGCGTCTATGCCGTGGTTAAATGCGTCTATAGGCTGGTTCGTTGTCTCTCCATCCCTTGACTTCTTCCACTTGTATTGCTGCATGTTCCCGATGATGCCGTGGCTGCGTCTTGTTATGTTGATGCGGAAACGCTTCAAGATGTCGATGCCGTTGTTGATACTGTCCGCTCCCTTGGTGCTGCCGATTATCCACAGCCCTCGGTTGTGTATCTCCTGAATGCTCTTAGGCTCTGCCGAATCAGCAATGATAAGGTCTCGTTTCGTCCGTCCTTGTTCCTTGCATCGGTCTGCGATGTCATCGTTCGTCATTCCAGGCTGGTAGATTTCTTCGTCCACCCATAACTCTCCGTGCGCCAATATAACGTGCTCCAGCGCAGTTGGGTCGTTGGTGAATCCGAAGTCCATACCCCTGCATTCCATCTTCCACTCCTCCCTTGGTGGCAGCTTGTCAACGATGCCCCAGTTGGTGAAGATAAGCCCGGTTATCTTTCCGGTCAGTCCACGCGCATACACTCGCCACAGTTCGGGGTCGTCAATCTCTTCAATTTTCTTGTGCTCCTGCTCAGTCAGGAATCGGTTGTTTCGGTGGTCGCTCAGGATCAGTCGGCAGTCATCCCTTCCGATGATGTTGTTGTGTACCCAAAACCTTGCGCTCGGATTGTAGTCGATGAACACCTGCTTTCGGGTTCGGATGGCAAGCTGCCAGAACACTTCGTAGGGCACACCGTTCGCCTCGTTAACAAACAGATAGTCTCGCTTACCGTTCTTCGCATCCTGCGCATCTTGGTAACTCTTGAACTCGATGATTGAGCCATTCTTTCCCCGGTAGCTGCTGTCGCTCTTGTTGTTCTTGAACCAGTCCAGCAACTCTGCCCTTGAGTGCAGGATGGTGTCGAGGTCTCGCATGGCTCCCACCTTCAGATTCGGGAGGTCTTGACCGCACACCGTGATAATTGCCATGGGGTGTTCAAAAGAAAGCACTATAAGACGCTGCATGATGGTGTATGTCTTCCCCGAGGACGTGCCTCCTTGGTTTACGAGAAACCTTGGCTTCACGTCCGCATTCGGTTCATAAAGTTCACCAATAACGTCAAATAGTGCCATTCTTTCAAACAATAAAAAACTTAAAACAAAATTATGGTAAAAAAAATTATTCTTCGTTCAATCCCTCACGCTCGATTACTTCCTGCTCGCTGGATGCGCATTGGTGTCCCGAGTTGATGTATCGTACCTCGATGCCGCCTTGGAATCCTGCGTTCAGGTCGAGCACGACCTTATCCAGTCCGAGCAGCTTGCAAATCTGCGTCTCTGCCTTGATGATGATGTCGAGGTAGCGTGGTTCTCCGAATCCTCGCTTCTCGGCATCGTACATTATCGCCTTGACGGTCTCGATTGAAATCTGCTTTCCTCGCTCATCTACGACTGGCTGTCCCTGCTGGGTCGATGTCTTTTCGTGGTAGTCTTCCTTGGATTTCTCCCACGCTTCCCAGGCTTCACGTATTACCAGCTTCAACCTTGCCACCTCGCTCGTTATTTTCTCGTCTGTGTCGGTCAGTCTCTCTTCCCTCCACTCCTTCAATAACCGCTGAATGTCGCAGTGCGCTTGATTGTATTTCGGTCGGTCGAGCCGTTTCCTCACCTCTGCCGTGATTTCTCGCTCCGTCCACCCTCTGCGGTATAGGGGTGCGATAATCTGCAGGCGGTTCTCGATGTCGATTTTCTGCGCTCGATGTTTGTTGTTATTACCTTGTGGCATATTTTGATTCCTTGAAATTTATTTGATTTTTTATAAAAATTCTACTTGAAAAACTTGCATATTTCAAATAAATTTCGTATCTTTGCAAACGTAATAAGGGAAGTGTCCTTACTTACTGAAACCCTCCGAGGATGAGGGAAAAGTAAAATGAAATCCCAAAGTCTTATGAACGTACTGAAAATTTCATTAAAGATTTGGAAAATAGAAATCTTATCATTTACGATTAGATTATTCTAAGTTCCAAGGGGTGGTGCTCGAACCACCACCCCACTTTGGGATTTCGTTTGCAAATTTACGAATTAATTTTCATATCACCAAATTTTTAACATTATGAGTACTACGAATGAAACTACCTCCAAATCTTGGGGAGGTGCTCGCAAGGGTGCAGGGCGAACGAAGAAATACGCTGCAACATTCTATTTCGGTGCTACCGAGGACGTGGCTAACATCTTGGCAGGGGTCGATAAGAAAGACCGCAGCGACTTCATCAACCAGTGTATTCTCAAAGCGATGGGCAGGGGGTAATCTCCTGCCTTTTTTCGTTTCCGCTCCCTTGGAGTTATTTTGTGCGAATTTTGCGTGTGTGCCGCTCTTTCCGCAAACTGGTGTAGTTTATCAACCTTGAAGAGAAAAGCCGACACATCGCAACTATTCGCCATGCTTCTTAAACTCGTCTATCTTGACTGCTTTCTCGCCAGTCAGCTTTTCCCAGCGTGCAATGATAACATCGCAATAATGTGGGTCGAGCTCCATCAAAAACGCATTGCGGTTTAACTGCTCGGCTGCGATAAGCGTTGTACCACTACCACCGAACCCGTCATATACATTCCAATCTTCCTTTGTGCTATTGCCCATCAAATAAGCAAAAAGCGGCACTGGCTTCATCGTAGGGTGTTCCCTTGATACTTTAGGTCGAGCCATATCAATAACCGTTGTCTGCGCTCTGTCGTTGAACCAATTGTGCGCACCTCCATTTTTCCACCCATAAAGACACGGCTCATGCTTCCACTGGTAGTCCTGCCGCCCTAGACAAAGCGAATCCTTGTTCCATATCAATGTCTCACGTAGCTCCAAATCTTTCGTGCTCATTAGAGCCTCTCTGAACCACATCGAATAATTGTCGCTGTGGAAAATATAGAAAGCAGCACCCTTCTCCATAGTTTCTTCTGCTGCCAAAAATGCAGCCGACAGGAAATCCCGGAACTTGTCATTGTCCATTTTGTCGTTCTTGACCGTCAGCCCATCCGTTCTATGCTTTCTCTTGCTCATCATAGCAGGACCTTCGTAACCATAGCCAACATTGTATGGAGGGTCTGTAAGATACAGATTAACCACTTGCTCCCCCATAAGGAACTTGACCTGCTCTGCATCCGTGGAGTCACCACACATAAGGCGATGCTTTCCGAGTTGCCAAAGTTCGCATTCCTTGCACCGCTGTGGGATTTTCTCTGCATCCTCATCGAACTCATCATCCTTTGCCTCCTTCTGATCCTCGTCTGCCTGCTCTCCATTTTTCAATGAATCAGGACTCATCCACCCTTGCAGCTGCCAGTCTTGAATACCCCAGTCCTTCAAGAGGTCGGTATTCCACTGGTTCGCCAGAGCATCGGTGTCCCAGTCTCCGAAGCCAGCATTGTCCTTGATGATGAATTCTTTCTTCTGCGATTCCGTGAGGTCTGATGCCTTGACGATGGTTGCGGTTGGCTGCTCCTGCCACTGGCTCCAGTAGTTGGCGATTGCCAACTTCTCTGCATCGGTCAGCCGCTGGTCTGTGTCGAGAACGTCCATGATGGCTTCGGGTGTCATGCTCACGATGTGGCAGAGTGCCCTCGTTCTCATATTGCCACCCAGTGCCTTGTAGGTTTCGTCTACGACTATAGGGCGAAGCTGGAGCATCTTAGGAAATACAAGGATGCTCTTGACCAGCTTTTGAAAATTCGCCTCTGTTATTGTTCTAGGGTTCGCTTCGTTCTCGCTGACCCTCGATAGTGCGATTTCTTCTGTTTCCATTTTCTTCTTGTTTTAAGTTCGAAATTCATGCTTATCTAATAAACACTAGTGCAAAGATACTACTTTTTTGCTTTAGTTGTTCGCTCTTTGCCCACTTTTAACTTTTTCCAACACTTCGTTTTATTTTATCCATCAAAGGCTCTGATGGTCTTCTGCAGGGTTGTCTGCGGTTTCTTCGGCATCACTCTGACCGGGTATCCTGCACAGACCCATGCGAGGAGAAGTGCGTCTCTCTGGTCTTGGTTCATTCTCGGCAACTTTTGTCCTGCGCTTACAAAATAAACAATTTCGTCCTGCGTGATTTTTCCGTCCTTCCCCTTCCAGCATTTTTTCAATGGCTTGATGATTTCGCAGGGGATATTGTAGTGTTTGCAGCACTCGACAATCAAGATTCCGGTCTGATGGTTCATTCCGGTAGAGCGTCCGATTGCTGCTGCCTTGACTGCTGTCATGAATTTATTTAGCACATGCCAGTTGCTCTTATTGAGCCAGCCGCCTTCAATAACGACCTTTATCTTGCAACTCTCGTTCATAGCCTTGAGGTAATCTATCAAAGCTGGGAAGTTCATCTTATAGGCGAGAAACTTCTTGTCGTCAAAGACTGCTCCAACTCCGCTTTCCTGAATGTCGGGGTCGATGCCAATTATAACTGTTCCTTTTTCCATTTCATTTTTTCTTTAAAGTACTTATTTTGTTCAAATTTCGCGTATAAGCGTTTATTTTGTTTTGCTGGTGTGGTTTATCAACCAACACCCTTTACGTGCGCATATACGTGCGCACATGCGTTATTATCCCTATCTTTCCCCTACCCCTTTCTTTCCCTTCTTTTTGGTTGCGATAGAGAAAGCTGGCAGGGATTCCGGAAGTTGTGCCTGCGCTTGCAAAATAAATGAATAACAAAATGAATATGTTGCAGGGGTCTTCCTTCTTCCACCGCCAGCCGAATGAATAAAAGCATAATTTTCTAACGATTTCTTTTTCTTACTTCTTCATGTACCACCTCGCTTTCTTTGTTTGTTGTCAGACTTCGGGAGATACGTTTCCGGCTCTCATATCGTAATTTCAAGATGTTATAAGTTATTTGTTTTGATAGGAGCCATCCCCTTCTGTCCTCGCTGGTTAAAAACTCTATTATTGAACTCACGACCGATTATTCTTTTTGTTCTCGAGCAGCCATGCCAGATGCGCTGCCTGCTGCGGATTCTTGAACATGGAAAGAGCCTTCTCTACGTCCGGCTTCTTCCTCTCACGCATCGCTCTGTCGGCTACCCGGTTCTTCGTACCGTAGTTCCGGTAGTGCTTACTCCAGTACTCTTTCTGATACGCCCGGTATTTTTCCCGGTTTCTCTTTCGCCATTCCTTCGTGGCTCTGAGGATCTGTTCCCGGTGTTCCTGGTAGTACGTTCTGTTCTTCTCCCTTGTTGCGAAATCGCTCATTGCATTCACTTATTGCCTGATGTTCTACATATTGCTTGCGTGCCGGGCAGTATAGCCCATTTAAGCAGTTTCGCCCGGCATCGCAAGCCTTGCACAGTTCGCTCGCCATTACGTCCTAGAATGGTAAGTCTACGAAGTCGTAGTCAGTGAAGGCAAAATTCTCATGACCCTCGTATGGGATGCAGCTGGTGAAGTCTGCTGCCTTTCCGCTATGTAAAGGCAAGACGTTGTATCTAAATGCAAAATCCTCTCCACGGTCACGGACAAAGAACGCTGGAAGCCACTTGAATCCTTTTCCGCACCTTACCAGCACCTTGTCAAAGGTCTTGAAGGCTGGCTGCTCCTTCCCATTCTTCCAGATGTCGTAATGTTTGTTGAACAGTTCGACTTCGTTTTCTGTCGCTTCTCGAAGTTCCTCGTGTACGCTGATACGCAGGTCGAAGGCTTGGTCGGTCACGAACTTCTCGTTCTCGATTTCGTACTGGTTGCCGAATGTCAGCGTGTCCTCGCTCTCGTTCTTGCCGATGAGCTTGCCGATGATTGTCAGTTCTCCGTCCTCGTCTTGCTCGTTGAAGACGTAAAGATTGCCCAACTCAAACACTGGCTTCGCTGGCTTCTCAATCTCCAGGGTCTCACGGTTCAGCTTACCGTCCAATCGCTCCTCGATGGTTCTGATGTAGGTCTTGGCTGCATCCTCTGCCTCGAGAGTGAATACTTCTGTAATGGCATTACTGCATACTCTTTCGTAATAAGGTGCTATGCCGCTCTTGACATAGTAATGCTTACCAGCAAAAATGGTGTATGTATCATCCGTAAACTTCTCGAAGATAATATGAACACTTCCATCTTCGGAAACCAGCACGTCTCCCTTCTTCCAGGCAAACTTGCCCCAGTCTCTCATTTTATCGGATGGGAAAAGCATTACTTCGCCTCCCTCCATCCATCTGCCGTTCTTGTTGTAGGTGTACTCTCCGTTCTTGTCCGTAGTCCAGATTGCTTCCCCTGCTTCCTTGTTGGTTGCAAGATAAGCGAATCCAACCTTTCCGCACATTGGCGTATATAACTTAGTGCCAACAGGAACACCCTTCAAAATCTCGTAGATATCAAAATCTTTCTGTTCCATAATCTGAATGTTTTTTATTGTTTGTTATTCTTGTTTCTTTTGTCTGTTACAGCTTGGTGCGTCCCAGTTTCTTGTACAGTTCAATCAGCTCCATGGTGTCGAGCCAGAAGTCGGTGTTGCCAACGTAAACGTGGTGGCGGTGTTCGTCTGTGATGATTTCTATCTTTTTCATGTTTTCCGTTATTTAAAAAGTTCCTGCTGTGGATGAATGATGTCTGCCCGCTTCTTCTTAGCCGCCCAGAGAAGGAGGTTGGTGTTCTTGGTTCCAGCATTCTTCTCGAGGTCTCTGATGATGCAGGTCAAAGCATCGTGCTCCGCTTCTTTCTCGTTACCGTAGAAAATGCTGAGAGTGTCATATCTACTCGGGTAGGCTACCGGGCTGTCGTACCCATGCTTTCCCTTCTGAATGCTGTAGCCCCATATCCAGCCGAACTGGGTGTTGGCGGTCATTACCTTCCATCCCCAGTTGTCTGCACCCTCTACGGCATACTCGATTACGTGAGGATTGATGCACTCATCCTTGATATTGAACTGGAAGCCTTCGTGCTCTGCAACCGGCTTCTTGATGTCGTAACTGTTATCGGTCAGCCATTTGAACCAATCGTTCGATGTCTTGAACACAAGCCCTGCGGCTCTGCATTCGTGGAAAAATAATTCATTCATGGCTATTCCCCCGATTTTTGATTATCAGTAATTAACTTGCGTAATCTAGATATAACCTTACTTGCGTTCTTATCATGCACCCCTTCGTAAAGTCCAAGATGCATCATAATGATGTTTAACGCTGGGTCATCTATTTCAACAGCCCTTTCTGCAAGTATTCCAAGCACACGTGCCAAAATCGTAAAAGTCACAGGATAAGGAGTGCTTTTCGAACACTCTGCTATCTCTTTCAATAGCCTTGGCATATCAACCTTAAACACCATATCGTTCATAACATAGTCCTGAACTTTCTTGCTTTTTATTTTCTTCATATCATTCATACTTCTAAATCTTTATGAAGTGTACGTCCTTGTGGTCTTCTCTTTCACTATTCAGACAAGCAAGATTCCTGCACATAATGCCTTCTCTCTTACCGTTCAAGATGCACTCGTAGCAGTTATATTCAGATAGACCTATATCTTCAACCACCTTGCAATTTACACCTTCAATGCTAATTGTCGACCCTACCGGGTATTCTGTATTGAAGCATTCGTTGTTTACAATACATACTTCTTTTCCCATAATTCTTTTGTTTTAAGTGTTTAAAATCTGTTTGCCTTATAATTTACCGCCCGAAGCGTGAAAACGTCCCAGAGCGGCTGATTTTGCCCTCATCCGTTATTTTTCGGGCTTCCAGTCAATGCCAAGCCGCTGAAGAACTCCCTTCTCGTAGTATCTTGTCAGCGAATCCTTGGCAGGCTTGTTGTTCGGGTTCTTCTTCAAGTCTGCAAGGTTCTGCTGGATTACCCACCGGAACTTGCTGTCTTGGCTCTGCTGGCTCGCTGGCTGCTGGTGCTTGGCTTGCTCGTAGAGTTCCCCGATGCTCGGTCTTGCCGTTGCCGCTGGATCCTGCGCTCTGGCTTCTGCTGATTGCGGCTGCTGGCTTGCTGCAGGCTTGGTGTTGTCGTAGTTGCCCTCCAGCACCTTCGGGAAATACTTCCTTGTCATTACCCAGTCGTATGATGCCCAGGAATGCCCTGCGTTCAGATAGTCGCTAGCCATAGCCTTGTCGATGGCTAGGTAAATCTTGGAAATATCTCCCTTGCAGTCCTTGAGCCTTCCTCTGATTGCCTCCTTGCGGTTTTCCGTCATAAGCGTCAGCCTTCGCATTGCGCTGTTGGCCTTGTCGTGCTGCTCGTTCCAGTAGTCCTTGATGGCTGCGTAGTCGATTTCGCCTTTCTTGGATTTCTTCTTCTCAGAACTTTTTTGCGGTTCTGATGCAGCGCAAACGTTTTTCTCGGAAAAACTTTGCATAGAAGCTTCTTTAGAAGGTTCTAATATATTTGTTTCTTTAGAAACATCATTAACATCTACATTATCATAAACATTATCATTTACATATACATTATCATTATGCATTGCAATTTGTGCATTTGCATGCATTTGCATGCTTTTGCATACGTTTGTATGCTTTTGCATGTCTTCGCTTGCTTCTGAATCCAATTGCTTTTTATCCCAGCGTTTTCGTGCATTTGCACGGAGTCGCTCGCACTTCTCCTCGTATTTACGCTGGTTTCGCTCCATATCATCTTTGATGAATGCGAAAGATAACTTAACGAGAGGATCTTCGATAGAAGGTTCTTTGCCAGTCTTAGCAAAAGAAAGCATGTGCCTTGTTAGCTGCCCGAGTTGTGCATCGGTCAGTTGCTCGAAGATTTTTAAATATGATGTATATATGATAAATGAATCACTCATGATGTTTTACTCTGATAATGATAATTTCTTTTCCAGCTTCCGTTTTAACACTGTAGCCATCCGGATTTTGTTCCGCTGGCTTGTGTCGGTCGGTGCTGTCACTTTCCCACCTAGGGAAATATAATTCTCCAGTTGGGAAATTATATTCCTTAGGTCGGTTTTTGATATAGGAACGCTAGCCATAAGCCCTGCCTTTACTTAATGAGCAATCTCCGTGCTCCCTGCACTTGCTTGATGTAGGCAGCGCATTCCTCGGGATGGTCTGTCTGAAAAGCCTTGGCATCGAACTTCTCGCTTGTCTTCGGTGCTTTCCAAGTTGCCAGCGTCTTGCCGTTTCCGTCCACGATGCTTTCAGCGTCACCAAAGAACAGCTTCAAGTTGTCCTCGATTTCCTTCTGTCGGTTCTCGAGTGTCTTGCTCTTCTCCTTGATTTCCTTCAACTCGATGAGCATGTCCCCGATTTCGGCTGTGGCTTCAATCTCCTTTCCTGCCTTGTGCAGTGGAGACTTCAGGAGAACGTCTTGTGCGCTGTATGCTGGCGGCTCTTGGTTGCCCACGATGTAGTCAAGCCAGAACTTGGTTATCTCGTCCCTCATCCATCCGAAGAATTCGGGGTCGAAATCGATGTCACGGTAGCCGAATTCCCTGCCTGCTGTCAGCCAGGCAAGTGCTCCATCCTTGTATTCGCCCACTCCGAGGTTCATCTGAAGCTGGCAGAACCAATGCTTCGGAAGGTCGTCTGCATCTATCTGCATCTGCGTGGTCTTGCACTCGAGGATGCTCTTGCTCGCTTCGTTGTGCGTTGCCCCGGTTCTCCAGAAGGTGCGGTCAGGAGACACACGAAGATACGGAGTATCGGTGTTCGTGATGGTGTAGTCGTCAGTCGATGCCTTGATGATGTGGCAGTGGCTCTCTCGCTTGAAGAACTGCGCCACGGCATCCTCCAGCAGGTGTCCTGCAACCATCGCAAAGTTCTCAACCTTTGGTGGGTCGATACCCTTCTTGCGTCTCCATAACTGGTATGGGGTCTCCCATGGATTTAAACCCAGTACCGTACCTGCCTCTGATGCACCTATTCCCTTAGAGCGGTTCTGCAACCACTCCTCTCTGCTTTTATATTTAATTATCTGCTTCATTGTCTTTTATTTTTATGTTTGCGGTATAATACATTTTCGCTGCTCCAATGATAAGCTGACGAACGAATTCATCCCTCTTCATTGAATGCACAAGTCCACTTGCGAGAGTATCGGCTTTTCCGGAATAGGCAATGTGGAAATCGAAGCCTTTGCCACCTTCTTCGCTTACATCCCCATTATCTTCTGCTGCAATCTGTAGAAAATTTCTTTCTTCCTCGTTTTCCTCGACCCATGTCTTGTATGCCTTGGCGGTTCTGTCAAAGTACTTGTCGATGGTGCTCTTGTGTCTCTGATTGTTTTCTTTTTCTGCCATAATTTTACTGAATGTTTAATAGTTGCCACGGCTTCCCTTGGTAGGTTATGATGGGAGCCCACCCCATAGGTTGTGCCGTGGCGGTTCGGGCAAACGTTATAACTTTATAAACTAAACTACTTCTTCGCTGCTGTGCCAGTCTTTCCTTGGCTGCGGCTCATTGCCTTCTCTGCCTTCTTCTGTGCGCTCTCGGCTGCTGCCTGCGCCTGCTGTGCGATGGCTTCCTGCTGCTTTGGCTTTTTGAAGGTCTCCTCCACTGTGGTCGTACCTTCCTTGATGGCGTTGTACACACCAGCCAGCTTCTGAATGTCCTCTGCCGTTACTTCCTCGGCTGATTTCTTGCCCAGGTATTCCAGCAGCATAAGGTCTGTTACCTGGTACACTTGGAAGCAGGCTACGCAGCTCTTCCACTGGCTCTGTACGCCAGTCTGCTTGATGTGCTCAAGTGCCTTTGCCTGCACTTCCTTCACCACGCTTGCAATCAATACCTGCGGCACGACCTTGCAGATTGCGTTACGCTGGGCAATCGCAACCGCTGCATTACCAACTACCACCTGCATATCCTGCGAGAAGGTGTATCCCTTCGAGGTCAGAATGCTGCGCTTCACTTCTACGGAGTAGGCAACGTTGCTCTCGAGGTCGTGACAGACGCCTTGTGCCGTAATGGTCTTGCCATCGTTTGCGATGATGCGACCTGCGATGCGAAGGTTCTTCCAGCATGCAGAAATGATTTCCGTGAACCTAACACTAGGACCCTCAATAACCGATACTTGACCATCCTTGCCCTTGCGCTCTAGGTGGTAGAAGCAGTTGTATGCTACATCATCGTCCATGGCTGCCAATGCTACCATATTCTGCTTGCATTGCATGATGTCTCTCGGGAACTTGTGCGCTGTTGCAATCTGTCCGTCAATCTCCGAGCGGTTGATGGCTTCCAGCATTTCGCCACCGCTTACTTGAATAATTTCATTTTCCATAATTCGTTCTTTTTATTGTTCAACTTATTGTTCATTAACTCTAGTGGAAGGCTGGGGATTCGAACCCCAGTTGACTGCCAAAACTTACCCCCCTTGCCAGCTGCCGAGGGATGCCCTTCCGTTGCAGGGCGCACGCTGTCGTTTCCGCATATTACATGGTAAAAACAACTAATTTTAGATAACCTTGAAAAATGAGTTTTGCGTGCGCCCTTTGCCCTGCCGCTGCAGGGAGCCATATAATAATTGTTTAACATCGTAATCAAACCAGTTGAGCCATAAGGCTGTCGAGCCTGCTTTCCTCGAAAGCGTCCATCGGGTCTTGGTCTGCGTATTGGCTGTTCTCTTCCAGCCAGTCGTCCATCACGTCTTGATAGTTAACGCAGCCCTCGATAGCTTCCTCCAGCCGCTCGCTGTCGTTGTTGTTATTCTTGTGCGACACGACTGCCGTGTTCCCGGTTCTGTCGCACCAGACTGAAATGTCGCCTGCCTTGGTCTTGATGTCTACCCTTGCAACCGCTGGTCGTTGTGGATCACGGTCTAACTCCAGCCAGATGGCATCGTACATTGCCTCTTCGCATTGTTTGATAATTCTTGGTTCCATACGCTCTTACCGTCTGCTTAAATAGTTAAATAATGTCAGACGTGCGTCCGCAAGCGTCTGCTTGTTAAACTCGCTCATCGGGAGCACCGGTATTCCGTCCAGTGAAAGACAAAGCATGTTGTCGAACTCCCTTACCTGAATGCGTCTTTCAGCTTCCTTCATGGTTGCCAGTCGCTTGCTGTCCTTTCGCTCCTGCTCCCACTTGGCGGTAAGCTGCTTCGCTTTTTCGTAGGCATTCATCATAGGGCAATCCTCCAGACTTTTTTAATCTCGCTGCCCTCGAAAACCTTGCGGTTGTCGATTCTGCGGAACTTGACCTTAATCTTACCAGCCTGCAACCATCTGCGAAGGGTGTTGCGATGGATGCCCAATACCTTGCAGGTCTCTGTCATGGTGTATCTGCCTGCGTCAGCTACCTTTGGTTCTTCGTTCGTCATAACTAAGCCCTCCAAAAAATTAAAGTTACTAATACGATGGCAACTGCCAGGGATAATACTTCGTCACTTGTGATAATCTCGATAAACTTCTTCATACGCTCTGAATGTTTAAATTGGTTCTACTTGATTATTTGCGCACGGCTGCACGTCTCTTCTTTGGTGTTATCAATCCAGCCTTGATGAGGATAACACGCACGTTCTGCTGGGTGCAACCAACACGCTGTGATACTGCGAGCATTATTCTGCTGTCTGAGGTCTCGGCAGGTGCCTTTGCTCGGAAATCTGCAAACATCGCTATGATGTTCTTCTTTCGTTCGTCCTGCTGCTTCTGCAGTGGGGTTCTGAAATCATAATTAAAATTTTCTCCCATTTTATTTGTATTTTACAATTATTTTCTTTATCTTTGCAAATGAGTTTTTAAACTCGTTTTTAAAATCGAGTGCAAAAATACAAAAACATTTTGTAATATACAACAATATACATAATGTTTTAATGTATTTTTATTGTTATTTACAAATATTTAAAATATAGTTATGTATGGCTACAAAAGAATACAATAATTCAGAAATAGCGAAGCGAGTTGAGATTCTTCGTAAAAGAAGTGGAATGTCAGTCAATAAAATGGCGACAATGGCTGGTATTGATACAGGAAATCTATCTCGCTCCATAAATGGGAAAGCAAGTTTTTCAGACCGTGTAATTTACAAAATCGCCAATGCCCTGCACGTCTCGGTTGACTGGCTGGAAAATGGTATTGAACCAATGTTCTCCCCTACGGTCGCCAGTACTGCCGATGTCGGTGAAGGTATTACTGGTTCAAACGTTTCTCAGTCAATAGGTAGTGATGCTGCCTTGGCTGCTGAGAATAAACTGCTGCGAGAACAGAATGAGTTCCTGCAAAGTCAAGTTAAAACCCTGCTTGCCATTGTCGGGCAGAAATAATTTAGTAACTTTGCAGCGCAATGTGGATAGAAAAATTAGGCTCGTACTTCGTTGATGTGTCGAAATACATCTTGACTGGTGTCGTGATTAGTTCGCTATTCAAGGATTTCGAGGATAAAGTATTAATTTATATAGTTGGAATCGCCCTAGCCTTCCTCTGCCTGGTCGTGGGTCTCATACTCAGCAACAAAAAGGATGGAAAGGGCAAAAAGGAAAAGGAGAAATAAATTATGGGAGTATATTTAGCTTTCTTGTTCGTGGGAGTACCTTGTATGGTGTTCCTCGCATTCTGTCTCACTGGAAACGGCAAAAAATGGCTTAGACAAAATAACTTGCTTTAGCCTATGGATGCTTTTTTGTTATTTAACGTGATGGCATTGGGAATGACCATTGCATTCGGTATTTTCTTGAAATCAAAGAAAGGTCAGAAGTGGCTGCGTGAATTATAAGGTATGGTCAGTAAGTTAATTAAAGAGCACGACCGCAGGACGCTGCTTGCAACGTATCTGTATGGTGTCTCCAATCTGTTTATAAGCGGAACGGGTATCGGTGGTTTCTCTCCATTGATTACTGGCGATAATATAGGATTGTATAATGTCCTTTTCATCGTCTTCGGTGTCATGGCATCGTGCACCTTCGCTTATTTCGCTAATAACGTAATGAAGTATAACAATTCAAATGTTTAGATTATGGAACTAGCAACTTTATTTATGTTCATCGGTGCGGTTATCGGCACAAGTCTCGTAATTTGGTCTAAGACTAAATCGGGTCAGAAATGGCTGCGTGAACTTTAGTTCTCGCCCAGGTACAATATCAACTAAAATTCTAAGTAACGATGAAAGATGAGGATTTCATAGAGCGGAAGGAGAAGGTTCTTCTTGCCGCTCTCGGTAAAAGCTGGCTATGGAAAGCCAGCAGGTTGATAATAGGCATCATCCCTCCAGTGGGTGCGTTTGTGATGCTGGTGCACTGCACCCTGCTCTCGTTCGGCATTCGGGTAAAACTCACGGAGTGGATATTCGACTGCTCGCTCTTCGGCTTCATCGCCTGGATCATCGTCAGTCTAGCCTATGGGTTCTGCTGGGTGCATCGGGCGTTCTCTACCTACAGAGTGCTGATTTCGTTCTGCATCGACTTCCAGCGTTCCTTCGGGTTCGGTGTCTTGAGCCATCCTATGCACCTGCTGATGGTCGCCCTAGGGCTGCTTCTCTTCTTCATCTTCATCAAGAAAAAGGCTTGGAATGAGTTCTACGAAAGAAATATTAATCATTTAAACGAAAAGTAATATGAAAAAGATAATAATGTTATTCGTGCTTGCGCTTGCGTGCGTGGGTGTGCGTTCGCAAACACTTTTATCTAGGAGTTATGACGTTTCTCCAGTTATTAGCTACACCGTTTTTGAGCCGCAAAAAGACACGGTGTATTACTGGCAGATAAACAATGTTAATTCAGCCAAGATGATTGAATCTTTCTATCTTAGGTTTCGTGGAAGAAACGAACTGCAAAGAACGCTCAAATTTCTTGTCTCACTTGAAGGTGAAGAAAAGGGTAGGACTTACAGGCTTGACGACACGATTGACGGAAACGAGGCAACAACTGGAAAGGTAGAAGGTTTCCTCTTTATCCCATCCGCAGAAGGTGTTACCATCGAAAACAAAAAAGGGTTTCTTCCATCCTCATCATTCTATACCTACAAAAGTCTAGCTGATGTTGCCAAAGGTGGATTTGATGAAATTAAAAGAAAGAAACAACCTCGGCAATTCGTGTTTGAATGAAGTATCTTAGCGTTCTTCTCGCCTACGAGAAATACCTGCCAGTGCTCACCCCTTCCGAGGTGGATGGACTGCTGGCTTCTCGCCCCTCGCTGGCTCAGTTGCAGGACTGGTCGCAAAGATTGAATAATCATCGGGCAAGGCTGGAAAGCGTTTTCAGTCGTGCCTACAAAAAGATAAAATGAATATGGAAGATAAAAATCTGATGTCCGCTGATGTGGATATAGTAGTTCGTTTCTTCTCTGCCATCGACCGCCTGAAGGCTGATGGTTGCATTGGCGGTCTGAAGACAATAACCGACCGGTATGGTCTCAACCGCTGGAACATCATGTCCCTGCGAGACGAGCCTGCCGAGTATTACGGTCGTTTCCGTCCGTCTTGGGTTCAGTTCCTAGTCCGTGACTACCACATCAACCCATACTGGCTGCTCCTTGGCTCGGGAGAGTTCTATGCAACTGGCTTCACGCCCGAAATCGTGAAAAACCTGAATAAAAACTGCACAAGAAAAAAGCAGTCTGCATAAGTTTTTAGTTTTCAATTATTTAGAACATACGTTATGATTTTAAGTACGACTCCAACCATAGAAGGCCACCCTATCCGTGAATACCGTGGCGTAGTGACCGGCGAAACCATCATCGGTACCAACTTTGTAAAGGATTT